TCGCTGGGGCGGCGGCTACGGGCCGGAAAAGCAGGCTGAACAGCTTGCCTCGGTGACTGACCACATCGACGCCAGCAACGCCGCGTCGAATGCCGTGCTCGCAGCGGCCGACATCGCAGCAGTGGAGGCGGTCACGGTAACGTGGCCGGCGATCTGATGGCACTCCGACCGATCAACGGCGAGCGCCGAAACGCTCAGGTGCGCGCTCAGACCGCGCTCGACGGGGCAGAAAAGCCCGCCGCGCAAACCGACCTGCGCGATCTGATGCCAGTTCTGCAGGCCATCATCGACGCGCAAGACGCTGCCATTGCGTCCATGCAGACCATCATCGACGGCACCGCGCAGGCGCTGGCCGACATGGACGTGATCATCACTGGCTACGATGCGGCCACGGCCGTGCAGCAGCGCGGCATGATCAAGGATCTAGCCCGCGCTCACAAGGCACGAGCCAACGCTGCGCGAGACACGGCCCGCGAGGTCAAGGCCAAGGCGCAAGAGGCCAAGGACATCGCGCGCGCCATCCGTCGCACGATCCGCGTGGTGACCTGATATGGCATGGGGCTCGCGGCCGTGGGGTAGCGGAACCTGGGCCGATACTCCGGTGTCGGCAGGGGGCGCGTCCTACAGCGCCGCCATCACCGAATCAGCCACCGCCGCTGACGCCGCCACCGCCGCCTACATCGCCACCGCCAGCGTCGCAGAGTCCATCACCGCGGCCGACAGCCTGGCCGCCGCCACCACCTGGGTGCGGTCGCTGACGGAAGCTGCCAGCGTTACCGACGCACTGACCTCAGCCGTCACCTGGGCCCGCGCGCTGACCGAAGCTGCCAGCGCGTCCGACCTGGCCACCGCCATCGTCCACGCCGTCGCCGCGCTGACCGAAGCGGCCACGGCCAGTGACAGCCAGGCCACCGGCAGCATCTACACCGGCAGCCTGACCGAAGCGGCCAGCGTGTCCGACGCGCTGACCGCTGCCGCCACGCTGGTGGCCCTGCTGACCGAGGTGGCCACCGCCAGCGACGCCGCCACCTCGGCCGCCACCTGGGTGCGGCTGCTGACCGAGCCGGCCACCGCAGTCGACAGCGTGGCCGGTGCGCAGGGCGCCACCTACACCGCCAGCGTGACCGAAGTGCTGGCGGCGACTGAACTGCTGGTGGCGGTGCTGGCCGCGCAAGGCGTCATCAGCGCCCCGCCGCTCGGCCACGGCCTGGGCATGTCGCGCCGCGTCACCCAGGCCGGCCGCAGCCGGCCTGCCAACTTGAACGACCGAACCCGGTGACAACATGCCGCTGACCCTCATCACAGACGCCACCGTCGAGCCCGTCACGCTGGACCAGGCCAAGGTGCAGTGCCGCATCGACACCGACATCACGTCGGACGACGACCTGCTGCAGACCCTGATCGCCGCCGCCCGGCAGCAGTGCGAACAGGAACTCGACCGCGCGCTCATCACGCAGACCTGGGAACGCGTCATCGACGCCTTCCCGGAAGTCGAGATCGAGCTCGGCCGGCACCAGGTCCTGGGCATCACGTCCGTCACCTACATCGACGCCGCGGGCACATCGCAGGTCATGGACTCGGCCGACTACTCGCTGGACGCTGACACCAAGGGCGGCTTCCTGTTGCCCGCCGTCGATACAACTTGGCCGGCCACGCTGGACACGGCCAACGCCGTGCGCGTGCGCTTCACCGCCGGCTACGGCCCCACAGCCGACCTCGTGCCCGGCGCCATCAAGGCCTGGATACTTGCCAAGGTGGGCGACCTGCACCCCAACGGTGACAAGGTCACCACCGACCAGCAGGCCCGGCTGGACCGCCTGCTAGACCCGTTCCGGGTGTGGGGCTGACATGCCGCGCCAGGTCACGCCGCGCACCATGCGCACCCAGATCACGCTGCAGAGCAAGTCGGAAACGACCAACAGCCTGGGCGAGCTGGTGGCGACCTGGGCCGACGACGTCACCGTGTGGGCCGAGCCGACGCCGGTGCGGGCGCGCGACACGTTCCAGGCCGGCAAAGAGCAGCTGCCCGTCGATGTGCTGTTCCGCCTGCGCTACCGCACCGGCATCGCGGCCGGCACGCACCGCGTGATGTGGCGGACCGAGCCGTACGAAATCCACGGCGAGCCGGTCGACGTGGACGGCCGCCGGCAGACGCTGGAGATCGGCTGCATCAAGGGTGTGCGCGATGGCCGCTGAACAGCGCATCGAAGGGCTTGACGCGGCCATCGCCACGCTCAAGGGCTTGCCCGACAAACTGCGCAAGCGCGCGCTGCGCAACGCACTGGCCGCCGGCGCGCGCCTGGTGCGAGACGCTGCGAAGGCCAAGGCCCCCATCCTGAGCGCCAACGACCCAGCCGTCTTGAAAGGGTGGCGCAAGCCCGGCACGCTGCGCAAGGCCATCACCGTGCGCACCAGCAAGGCGGCCCGCCGCGCCGGCAACGTCGGCGTGTTCGTCAATGTGCGGCCGGCCAAGGGCGCCAAGTTCAAGGGCGGCAAGCAAGTGAAGGCCTCACAGCGCGGCGCCAAGAGCCCGAACGACCCGTTCTACTGGCGCTTCGTCGAGTTCGGCACCAAGCGGGCCACAGAGCGCAAGTTCCTCCGCGAAGGCGCGCAGCAGCTGGGCCGCGCGCTCGAAGTCTTCAAGGCAGCGATGGGCACCGCGCTGGCCAAGATCAACGCCAACCCCAGGGCCAACCCATGAGCGCCGCATCCGACCTTCGCGCCGCGCTGCTGGCCCACACCCCGCTGACCGATCTGGTCGGCCAGCGCGTGCGCCAGGACTTCGGCGACGAGTCTGACGACTACCCGTTCGTCATCTTCAAGCAGACCGGCAACAACCCCATCCGCGGCCTGGACGGCAGCCTGCATGTGCGGCAGGAAGACTTCCAGGTCGAGTCGTGGGGCGTGACGCGCGCCGCCAGCGCAGCCATCCATGTGATTGTCGAAGCCGCGCTGCTGGCCGCCGACATCGAGTGCGACCCCGCCGAGCCAGACGCGATCGACCCCGAGATCGGGTCGCGCGCATGCGTGTGGAACGTGCGCATCTGGTCGTCCACCTAGACCCAACCGCAACCCCAACCCAGCCGCCCACCGAGGCGGCTTTTTCGTTCTGAAAGGACAGTGAAATGACTTCAATCGTCGGGCGGGGCATCCGCATCGAATTCGGCACCGTCGAAGGTGCCGCCAAGACCGTCAGCGCCATCACGCAGGCAGACCCCGGCGTGGCCACCAGCACCGCACACGGTCTGGCGAATGACTCTGTGGGCTACCTGTCCAGCGTGGAGGGCATGGTCAACCTGGAAGGCCAGGCGTGCCGCATCCAGAACCAGGCCACGAACACCTTCGAGCTGGAGGACATCGTCACCACCAACCTGCCGGCGTTCACCGGCACCGCGCTGTTCACGCCCATCACCACCTTCTCGACGCTGGGCCGGATTACCTCCTACAGCATCGGCGGCGGCGAAGGCGAGAAGCTGGACGACACCGTGCTGCTGGACAACATCAAGCAGGAACTGCAGGGCTTGTTGGCCGCGCAGACGGTGACGTTCAACCTGAACGCGCTGACGATCAGCGACACCGCGATGGCGACGCTGCGCCGCGGTGCACGCGAGTCGGCCTACTACGTCTTCCGCATCACGCTGAACGACGGCAACGTGCGCGTGTTCCGCGGCCAGCCAAGCTTGCCGGGTGAAGACGTGCAGAAGGGCGCCATCGGCACCGGTACCTTCAGCGTCACCGTCAAGGGCTTCATCATCGAAGGCGCCGCCTGATGTCAGAGCACGCCGCGCTGATCAAGCAGCTGCTGGCGGCCCGGGAGCACTGGGTCGACCTGGCGCCCGGCAAGGCGGTGAAGTTCCGCCGGCCGATGGAGGGCGAACTCGAAGGCATGTTCCGCGGCACGCCCAAGCGCTTCAACGTGCTGCTTGAGGACGTGCAGCGGTACGCCGTCGACTGGCGCGGCTTCAGCGAGGCGGACCTGCTGGGCCAGGGCATCGGCAACAGTGATCCGCTGGCCTTCAGCGCCGACGTCTGGGCGCTGGCCGTGGGCGACAACCTCGACTGGCTGCAGGCCGCCCGGCGCGGGCTTGAAGGCGTGCTGGCCTCGCGCATCGAAGCCCGGTTGACCGCCGCGGGAAACTCCGCCGCCACCTCGACGCCGAATCCCGCGGCGACGACGGTGGCGACGAGCTAGGCCTGGCGGGTGACGACCCTGAGCCGCTGCCGGCGCTGACGTTTGAACAACGCATGGCCGCCCGCGCGCGCAACCTGCTGCAGAACGGCATGGGCGGCATCGACTGGGCCGGCCTGCCGCTGGTGTGCGCCTACCTGGGCGTGACGCAGATCGAGCCGTTCATTGACGCGATGCAGGTGCTGCTGACCTACGAACCGCCGTCCGACCAGGGCGGCAAGGACTGACATGGCCCTCGCAACTCTCTCGGTGGACCTGGAGGCACGCCTCGCCAAGTTCGAGCAGGGCATGGACCGCGCCGGGCGGCTGCTGGAAAAACTCAGCGCCAGCGCGAACACGGCCGGCGGGAGCATCGGCAAAGTGTTCGCCGGCAACCTGCTTGCCGACGCCGCCGGGCAGGCGCTGCAGCGGCTGGTGACCTACTTTCCGCAAGTGGCCGACGGCGTGCTGGCCATCAAAGACCTTGCAGAAGCCACCGGCAGCAGCGTTGAAAACATCAGCGCGCTGGACGACATCGCCCGCCGGTCTGGCGACAGCCTGCAGGCCGTCGAAGGCGTCATCATCAAGTTCAACGCCGCGCTGAAAGAAGCCGACGGGAAGAACAGCATCAGCCAGGCGTTGCAGGCGCTTGGCCTGAACGCCAAGGAACTGCGCGAAATCGACCCGGCCGAGGCCCTGCTGAAGACCGCGCAGGCACTCAACGGCTTTGCTGACGACGGCAACCGCGCCCGGCTGACGCAGGAATTGTTCGGCAAGGGCGTGAAGGACGCGGCCACGTTCCTGCGAGATTTAGCCGAGGCTGGCAAACTGAGCGCGAAGGTCACCACAGAGCAGGCCGAGGAAGTCGACCGCTACAACAAGCTGTTGGCGAACTTCCGCACCAACATCGACGAGGCCGCGCGCTCCGTCCTGTTCAACTTCCTTCCAGCCATGAACCGCCTATTCGAGCGGTTCAACAACAAGGGCCTGGCCGGCGTCCTGGGGCAGAACGAAGTCGACGAACTGGCGTCGCGCGCGAAGGCGCTGAACAACGTGAGCACGTCGCTGGTGATGCAGTTGGAGCGCTGGCAGCCGATGGCCGAGCGTGGCGTCGGCGGGGCATCCGAGAAGGTTGCCGAACTGCGCACGCAGTTGGCCAACGTGCTGCGCGAATCTGCGGCCGTCAGCGTGTCGCTAAAGGGTATCGCTGGCCCAGCTAACACGCCAGACAACTACAGCAACGAAGGGCGCAACAAGCCCAAGCCGTCGCTGCCGTTCACCGGGAACGCGACCAAGCTCAAGGAAGCCAAGTCCAGCTTCGAGGACTACCAGCAGACCCTGACCCGCGGACTGGCCAACCTCATCGAGCGAACCGACACGGTGAAGCTGGCCGAACTGAACGCGCAGCTCGACAAGCTGGCCGAGCTGTCGGCCGCCGGGCTGGACCCGAAGATCGTCGAGCAGGTGCAGCGCCTGCTGGTGCCGCCGTCAGGCCCCAACAGCGGCCCTCAGATCAGCGACGAGATGCGGCGCCTGAACGACCTGCTGCTGCAGACCGACAGCGCCAAACTGGCCGCCGCCGCCAAGGACGCCGCCATCCTGCGCGACGAACTCAGCAAGACGGCCGCCGGCAGCGCCAAGTTCATCCAGCTGCAAGAGGCGCTTCTCGACGTCGAGACAAGCATCGACGACCTGGCCAAGACCTTCCCGAACCTGACCGAAAAGGTCGACGAATCGGCCATCGCCATGCAGCAGACCATCGAAGGCGCGCTTGGCGCTTCGTTCCGGTCGGCGCTGGAAGGCAACTTCAACGACATCGGCAAGATGTGGGGCAACCTGCTGATCGACATGGCCGCGCGCGCTGCGACTGCGCAGCTGATGGACAAGCTGTTCGGCGCCGTCGGCGCGGGCGGCAAACGATCAGGAGGCGGGTGGATCGACCTGGCGCTGGCCGCGTTCAGCGGGGCCACGAAAAGCGCCAACGGCAACGCCTTCGGCCAGGGTGGGCTGTACGCCTTCGCCAATGGTGGCGTGGTCAGCGGCGCCACCCCGTTCACGTTCGGCGGCGGCAAGCTCGGCGTGATGGGCGAATCGGGCGACGAGGGCGTGTTCCCGTTGAAGCGTGGCCGCGACGGCAAGCTCGGCGTCGCCGCGACCGGCGGCAGCCGCCCGGTCGTCGTGCACAACAACATCACCGTCAGCGGCGACCCGAACCCGTCCACCCTGGCCGCCATGCAGGCCATGCTGGCGCGCAGCAATGCGCAGCTGGTGCGCGGCTTCAAGACTGGCACTGTGGGGGCTGGCTGACATGGCAACTGTCGATTGGCCGGCGCTGCGCGCCTTCTCACCCGCGCGCATGCGCTTTGGCGCGTCAACACCGAAGGCGGCCTTCGCGGCCATGCTCACAGGCCAGACGCAGACCATCAGCCACGCAGCCGACCGCCTGATGTGCACCATCACGCTGCCGCCGTGTTCGCGTGCCGATGCCGGCCTGCGCGAGTCGTTTTTCATGGGGCTGGTGTCCACGGGTGACTGGGTGCGGCTGGGCCACCGCCAACGGCCGGTGCCACTGGGCACCCTGCGCGGGTCACCCACGGCACAGGCATCGGCATCGGCCGGCGCGCGCACGCTCAGTGTGCAGACCACGGCCGGCGCGACCATGCTGGGAGGCGACATGCTGGGCGTGAACGGGCAACTGCTGATCGCGGCCTATGCCGGCGCCACGGCAAACGGTTCGGGCGTCATGTCGCTGCCGCTGGTGCTGCCCATTCGCGCGGCCATCTCCAGCGCCGCGGCGCTGACCTGGAGCGCGCCGACGGCCACCTGGCAGCTGGCCACGGACCTGATCGACTTCGGCTACATGGCACCCGCGCTGCAGGACGGCCTGGACATCCCGCTGCGCGAGGTCTACTGATGCGCACCCTCAACGCTGGCGCGCTGGCCTTGCTGGCGCGCATCGAGGCGGGCGAACAGGTGCCCATGGTGCAGCTGGTTGCCATGCTGTTCGACACGCCGCTGCTGTACACCACTGCCGGGCATCCAATCACATGGGACGGCGACACGTACCAGCCGGCAGGGCTGGGCGGCATCGAGCCGATCGAGGATTCCACGGGTGACGTGCAGGCGTTGCAGTTTTCGCTTCCGGGCATCAGCGAAGAACAGATTGCGCTGGCGCTGACCGAAGCCGTGGAGGGAACGACGGTGCACGTCTATGACGCGCTGCTGGACCCAGACACCGGCGTTGTCGAAGACGCCGTGCTCGCCTGGTCCGGCACCCTGAACGTGCCCAGCATCGAAGACGGCACGACCGCCACCGTGGTCGTGACCGCTGAACACCGCGGCATGGCCGCGCTGCGTCCGAAGCCATCGCGCTACACCAACGACGAGCAGCAGCGGCTATACCCGGGCGACACCAGCCTGGACATCGACCCGGCCACCGACGCCGGGCCGATCGCCTGGCCGTCTGCATCGTTCTTCAAGCAATGAGCCGCCTGAGCCACATCGCCACGTTGCGCCCAGCCGGCGCAGCGCATCGCCTGCACGCTCTGGTGCTGGACCGTCACGACCAGCCGTTTGCATGGGGCATCCGCGACTGTTGCCTGTGGGCGGCCGACGCGGTCTACGCAGTGACGCTGCGCGATATGGCCAGCGACATCCGAGGAAGCTACTGGAGCGCGCGGCAGGCGGCACGGGTACTGCGCGACCGCGGCGGGCTGGAGGCCATGGTCACGCAGCGCATGGGCGAACCGATCAACGCCGCTGAGGCGATCGACGGGGACGTGTGCCTGCTCGTGCCGCAGGCGCACGAAACGCTGCCAGAAGGTGTCGGCGCGCTGGGCGTGCTGTGGCGTGGGTCCATCCTGGCGCAGGCCAAGCGCGGACTGTGTGTGCATCGCGCGAACTGCGCTCAACTCTGGTGGGGCGCTCAACCGTGAGCAAGTCATTTGTCAGCTACGCGGGCGCGTTGGTAGCGGCGTACTTCGGGCAATACCAAATTGCGTTTGGCCTGCTGTCCAGTGGCGTCGCTGCCGAGAAGCAGCGCAAAGCCCGCAACCAGGCGCGCGACGCTTACAACGCCGGCTTGCAGGATCGCATGGTCATGACAGACCTGCAGCCTGACGCGCCGCGCACGCTGGTGCTCGGCCGCGTGCGCGCTGTCGAAGGCGTGCGTCGGCGCTGGGCCAGCGGCACGCACAACGAAAACCTGACGCTGATCGTGTCCTTCGCGGGGCACGAGATCGACGCGTTTGAGTCGTTCTGGTTCAACGACGTCGAGGTCACGCTCGACGGCTCGGGCTACGTGCAGACGGCGCCCTACCTCAAGACTGACAACGCCACGCACACGCTGACCGGCACGCTGGACGGGTCCGGCAATGCCTCGGTCACGCTGACCAGCGCCGCCATCTCGGGCACGCTCAGTGCGATCTACTCAACCGGAACCGGCGACGCAAGCAACCAGGACACGCTGACGATCACACTCGACAGCGGGCTGGACTATGACCTGAGCGGCGGGCCTGCGGGCGCTGACTACGTGGTCAGCTGGCAATCGAGCGTGGGGCTGCCATTGGCTCGCATCCGCACGTATCTGGGCACCGATGCGCAGAACGTGGGGGCCGATCTGGCGGCCGAGTACCCGGGCAACCTGACGGCGACCGACGCCTTCGCTGGCATCGCACTTGCCGTTGTCGACCTGGTGTACAGCGAAGACGCATTCCCGCAGGGCATTCCCAACATCACCGCCACGATGCGCGGCGCCAAGTGTCTGGACCCGCGCGACGCATCGACGGCCTGGACTGAAAACCCTGCGCTGCACGCCTACCACTATGCGATGTGGGTGCACGGCTGGCGCGTACCTGTCGATGAGATCCGCGAACAAGACGTGATCGACGCGGCCGACATCTGCGACACGTCGACGGTCTTCACGCTGGGCGTCGACGATGTGACGCTGCCGCGCTACCGCTGCGGCATCGTCATCAGCAGCGCGGCCGACCCGCGGCAGTCCATGGGCGACATCATGGAGACGATGGCCGGGCGCTGGGGCTGGGCCGGCGGCACGCTGCGCATGCGCTGCGGGGCCATGGCCGCACCACTGTGGGCGCTTGATTCATCCTGGCTGGCGCAGCAGGTCGGCGCAGGCGGGCAGGCATCGGCGGGGCCGGTTGTCAGCATCCGCAACGGCGTGGCGCGCGAGGAAAAGATCAACCACGTGGCGGGCACGTGCATCGACCCGGATCAGCGATACCAGGCCCTGCCGTATCCCGCAGTCCGTGACGATGTGTTGATCGCGGCAGACGGCGCAGAGTACCGTCTAGAAGCCGTGATGCCGGGCGTCAACCACATCGCGCATGCACAGCACCTGGCCAGCATCGTGATCCGCGAAGGGCAGGCGCCGCTGCGCATGGACATCACGTCCAACCTGTCGGCATACCCGCTTGAACTGTTTGACGTCGGCACCGTCACGCTGGCTCGCTACGGCATGACGGCGAAGACGATGGAGGTGATCGGCTGGCGCTGGCGTCCCGCAGACGGCGTGCAGTTGCGACTGGCCGAGATCACCGACGCCATCTTCGAGCCCGTGGACACGCTCAACGGCCGCGACCCGGCGCCGAACGGCAATCTCCACTCGCCGTGGGACGTCGAGCAGATCGAAGGCGTGGCCGTCACGTCAGATGCAGACATTCAGCCAGACGGCGCTGTTCTGACGCAGACCACCATCGTGTGGGACGCTGTCGTCGGCCAGGCCATCTTGAATGGCGGTCGCATCGAGGTGCAGTTCACCCGCGCCGACAACGTGCCTGCCAGCGGCGACTGGGCCAGCTGGATCGAGCAGGGCGGCGCGGTGTCGGCAACGATTCCAGGCCTGCCGTCTGACGTCTTCTTCCTGTTCCGCGTGCGCGCCATCAACAGCCTGGGCGTTCGGGGCCGATGGAGCGCGCAGGTCCTGCACAAGATCGGCACCGACACCACAGGTCCTGAAGACGTGGCCGATCTGGACCACGCGATCAAGCCGGGGCAGGTGGTCCTTACATGCGCGCCGTGTGTGGCGCGCGACTATGCGTTCACCGAGCTGCGCTACCTCAACACCGTGCCAGATTATGACTCGGGCGACTGGGCTGCGGCGACGTTCCTGGTGCGCGGTGCGTCCAACGAATATCACCATCCGCGTCCGCCGAACGGCACGTACTACGTACTGGCCAAGCATGCGGACCGGACGGGCAACTACAGCGCCGGCACGGCCTACGAAACGGTCGTGGTCGACGACAGCATTGACAGCGGCGCGGGTGGCGGCATCGTGTTGCGCGCGGACCGCTTCCCCTTCTTCAGCTTTGCCGACGGCACCACGCACACCGCGCAGGCGCCGGGCGCCACGACGATTACCTTTACCGCGTACCCCATCGGCCAGTTCGGCACGGCCGCGTTTGTAGCCGAGGCGTTCAACTCATCCAACGTCAGCCTGGGCACGCTGACCATGGGCGGCAGCGGCAACGCCCGCACGCTGACGGCCGCGCAGTTCGTGAGCCTTGGCAGCAGCGGCAGCGTGCGCACCCTGGTTGTTACGGCCACGCTGGGCACGGCCAGCGATGCGATGACGGTCTACCGGCAGGACAGCACCACCACCGCGCCGCGCCTGTACCTGGACAACCCGACCGCCGCCGTGCAGACCGACGAGGCCGGCGACTATGGTGACTACAGTGACGTGCTGACCGGCGTCTATGTTTACGCCGGCTTGACCGACGACACCGCCAGCTACACGTTCAACATCACGCCAGACAGCGGCGTCACCGCCACCATCAACGGCGGCGCGGGTCCTGTCAGCGGCACGGGCACGGTGACCGTCGCCGTGTCGGACATGACCATCCCAGACGGCGCGGTGCTCATCGGCGCCACCGGCCCGGCCACG